TTGATACGTATGTTTACTAGTGGCCAGGAGCGCATCAGGCTGGATCAAAACGGCAACTTGCTGGTGGGTAAGACTGCTGCTGGCGCTACCACAGCAGGCGTTGAGTTAGCTCCTGCTGGTATCGGAGTTTTTACTTATGCAGGAAGACCGTTATATCTTAATCGGCTGACAAGTGACGGTGACGTTATTGAGTTTGCGAAAGACGGCTCCACAGTCGGGAGTATTGGTGCATACTCTGGCGACGTGTACATAGCCGAAGGCGATACTGGGCTACGCTTTAACGCTGATAATGATTTAATTCTACCTTTCAATGGCTCAAGTGGCAGTCTTGCAACTAGAGATGCGGCTATTGACTTAGGCACTACTGGTGGACGCTTCAAAGACCTCTACCTCTCAGGCGGTGCTTACTTAGGCGGCACAGCCGCAGCCAACCATTTGGACGATTATGAGGAAGGTACGTGGACGCCTACTTTACCTAATGGTGGGACGCTCACAGTTCAAAGTGCAACCTACACAAAAATAGGTAGGCAGGTGAATGTAAGAGGGTATATCCAAAACATTAGCCCGACCGCCAACACCTCTCAGTTTGCAATAGGAGGACTGCCTTTTACAACGTCTAACGATGGCTACGGAGCAGGTTCTATAAGTTATTCAGCTAGTTTTGACGTTTCTGGATTAGGTCTTCTTAACTCAATTAGCAACAGTTATCTGTACTTTCACTACATAGATGGAACAACGGGGGCTTCCTTGAGTAACAACAACTGGATTTCCCAAGTCAACTCCACTAGCGGGCAGTTAATTTTCCAGATCACCTACTATACCTAACTTAACTATCTCAAGTGGATTCTTGAGACGGACAGTCCAAACAAAGGAGAAAAAATATGGCTTTAACAGAAGCAACAATCAACGACAAGATTGAAGTCGTTAACAATGGTTCTTGGTCTTGTGTACAAGTAAGAACCGCGACAGTAATCAGTCGTAATGACGAAGAGATCTCACGGTCTTTCCATCGTCACGTAGTCATGCCAGATGCCGATCTATCTTCAGAAGACTCTGACGTATCGGCGATCTGCACCACAGTTTTTACAGAAGCCTGTAAAGACGCATACGCAGCGCATGTCGCATCACAAGGAGTTTAACGATGGCAACCACATGGACAATTCCAACGCTCGAACGCGAGCTATCTGACGGGGGCGTTTTCGTGGCCCACTGGAGAGCAACCGATTCTGAAACCGTAGGCGAAGGCGATGACGCAGTAACCTACTCAGCGAGCAACTACGGCACTTGCGGTTTCACTTACGACGCATCAAGTCCAGACTTCACGCCCTATGATGATCTCACGGAGTCTCAGGTATTGGGCTGGTGCTGGGCAAACGGTGTAGACCAAGATGCTATCGAGGCGTCTCTTGCTGCCAAGATTGAAGCCGATAAGAACCCAACGCAGGCTAATGGAGTACCGTGGTAATGGACCTCTGGACAATCATAAACATCTTCACCGCTGTCGTTACGCTGGCTTCTGCGATTGCAGCAGTCACGCCTACGACTAAGGATGACGAGTTCATCGCTAAGTATCTCAAGCCGGTCATTGATGCGCTTGCGTTAAATGTAGGACACGCCAAAAAGTGACCGACGACGAGCGCAACTTAGCTCTGGACGCACTTGAGCGCATCGCACAGCACGAGAAGGAGTGTGGCGAACGTTGGGCTGAAGCTGTGGTGGAGCTAAGAGAACTTCGGAAAGCAACGGACATCCATGCTGCACGTTGGGAGAAGCTCGCGTGGCTGGTCGTTGGTAGTGTAATGACAACTGTGGTAGCGGCATGGATTAAAATGGGTGCATAATGTTTGGCTTTGGTGTGGGCGAGATGGCTGTAGTCAGTGGCGTGATTACTACGTTAAAAAGCCTAAACGACTCACTAGCAACAATAAAGCAAGCCGGAGCTAACGCAAGTCAACTGACTAGCTTAGTTAGCAAGTACGCATCACTAGACCAACAGATAAGGGACATCGAGCGTGACAAGTCAGGTGTCCTAAGTGTAAAAGCAGCCACTGAGCTACGGATGGCTAAGAGGCAAGCTGCTAACTTTGAACAGATGCTCAAAGACAGCTTACTCATGAATAATCTTGGGTCTGAGTGGCGAGCTATCATGACTGACGTAGAAGCTAGTCGTGCCGCTCATGAGAAAGAAGTAGCGAAACTAAAGAGACAAAGACGAGAAAGACAGAATCTAATCAAAGAAGTCAGTATGTACGTAACCATTGGTTCCATTTGTATGATATTTGCTATCGGTGGTTTGTACTTGTGGGTAGAGTTATTTAGATGATAGATAAGCTCATAGGACCAGTCACAAGCCTCCTAGACAAGTTTGTGGAGGACAAGGACCAAAAGGCTAAATTGGCTCATGAAGTCGCTACGATGGCTCAGAAACACGCTCAGGAGCTTGCTAAGGGACAACTTGAGGTCAACAAGGCTGAAGCACAGCATAAGTCCCTGTTCGTCTCTGGTTGGCGTCCAGCGGTCGGTTGGTGCTGTGTTTTTGGCATGATGGGTAATTTTATGGTGATACCATTTACTAACTTTGTACTTGCGTTGCTTAAGATCGACGTAGTAGTACCTCTGATTGACACGGCTACTATGATGCCTGTGTTGATGGGGATGCTTGGGTTAGGCGCTATGCGGACCTATGAGAAGCGTACAGGAGTGTCTAAGTAATGTCTAAGATGTCTGCACCAATGTTGACTGGTGGTAAGATGTCGCCAGTGGTTGTACCTGTTCAAAAAACATCAGAGTTCATTGATCCAAACGATATTGATCCAAACAGAGTCACTAACCCTGACGAAATTGCTGATTTTCTGAATGACTACTTTGGTCAAACAGACCCAACAGGTCAAAGTCAAGTTGATGAAGAATACTTCGACTCGCTACCACAGGAAATGCAGTGGTTGATTGAAGACGAAGCAGCTTTTAGGTCGCTTGTTAGAGACTACTTAACAGGAACTATTAGTTATGAAGAGCTGTTAGACTTTAAACTAGAAGACTACGGAGATGCAGGAACTAAGTTTGTAGATTTTCATAACCAAGCAATATTACGGCTTGCGCCTCCAGAAGTAAAACAAACACTCTGGGAAACGGAAATCTTACCTGCGATAGAAGCTGGTGGAGACTTTGTTAAGACTGCTATCTTTGGTCCAGCACCTAGTGGTGGTCCTAGAAGCATTGATGAGTTATTTGAAGAGTGGATGAACGGAACTCTTGACCAAATGAAGGGTCCGCTCACGGTTACTGTTGATCCAGAAGGTCTATCTCTAGAAATCATGATCCCGGTAGGTTTTGAAGTCAACGGCGAGCCGCTTAAGATAAAAATATTTGACGAAGACGGTAACTTTGTAGGTGTACAGGAAATAGGCCAAGCTGTTTGGAACGGTACTTGGGGCGTCATTGAAGAAGGTGTTTTTAAGCCTATATCGGAAATTTTCGACCCTGAAGACACAGACACTAGAACCACAATAGAAAGAATATTTGATGCTGCGGAGTCCGTAATAGTTCAAACCGGCTTAGGTGGAGTAGAACAAGGCGGCTGGCTTGGAGAAGTATTAGCTGCAGAAGTTTTAGGCCCAATCTTTTTTAACGAAGAAACAAACACCATTGAAGGAACAGAAGAAGGAAGTCTTGACCCTGATTCAGACCTCATGGGAGAAGACCCTGCAGGAACAGCAGGCCAAGGTCCAGTAGACGCTAATAATGATGGTATAGACGACAACACTGGTTTGCCTCTAGTAGAAGACCCAGAAGAAGAAACAAGAGCCTCTTCTAAGCCACCGCCCGGAAGAGCCATTACTGACAAAGACGGCAATGTTCTTTACATTGATGGCGACGATGGTAATTTTTATGTACAGGACGAAGAAGGAAACTGGGTAGTACAACCAGAAGGTGAAGACGTAGGTGGAGAAGCTGAACTACCTGCTGATACAACTATTGAAGAAGACACTGATGAAGGTGATGATGTTGTGTACGACACACCAGAACCAAGTGACCCACCAGTAGAAGATCCAGAAGAGCAGCGATATGAAGATGTAGAAGAAATTACAGAAGATACTGTCAGATCTGATGATGAAATCAATGACCTAATCTCGACAGCTTTAGAAGACTACATAAAAGCTGAAGATTTGCCAGAGGATCAGGTTCGGACTGATGAAGAAATTCAGGCGTTAATTGACGCAGCTCTTGGTGCTATCCCAGAAGATACTACTCGGACTGATGATGAAATTAATGAGCTTATTTCTGCGGCATTAGGGGATCTAGTTTTACCTGAAGACACGACACGGACTGATGAAGAAATTCAGGCGTTAATTGACGCTTCAATTGCTGGACTAGAGGATCAAGTCAGGACTGACGAAGAAATACAAGACTTAATTGATGCTTCTATTTCTGACTTCTTAACAGCTTCTGATTTACCTGAAGATCAAGTCAGAACTGATGAGGAAATTCAGGGGTTAATCGATGCAGCTCTTTCTGCTATCCCTGAAGACACTACGCGGTCTGACGATGAAATTAATGAGCTTATTACTGCGGCAATAGATAACCTAGATCTGCCTGAAGATACTACTCGGACAGATGAGGAAATTAATGCTTTAATTGATGCGGCTCTTGCGGGTCTTCCAGAAGATCAAGTCAGGACTGACGAGGAAATTCAAGACTTAATTAATGCTTCTATCTCTGACTTCTTGACGGCTTCTGATTTACCCGAAGATCAAGTTAGGACTGATGAGGAAATTCAGGGGCTAATAAACGCAGCTCTTTCTGCTATCCCTGCAGACACTACTCGGTCTGATGATGAGATCAATGCTTTAATATCTACAGCAATAGGTAATCTCAACCTGCCCGAAGACACTACTCGGTCTGATGAAGAGATACAAGCACTGATCGATGCTTCAGTTTCTAATTTTACAACTGCTGATCAAGTAACAGACATAGTTAACGATGTTTTACTAGCGTCGGGTCTGACTGACTTAAACGACCTTAGTGAAGAAGACGTTCAAACAATTGTTGAGGACATTGTTGGTTCTCCTGAAGACGCTTCAGGGCTTTACGGATTTCTAGCCAATCTAAATGATTTGAGCGAAGACGACGTTACAAGAATTGTTACTACTGCGTTAGGCGGTCTTGAAAACATAAGCTCAGACGACGTGTCTAATATTGTCACGGGAATTATTGGATCACCCGAAGACGCTTCTGGGCTATACGGTGCTATTTCTGACGTATCTACACAAGTAAGCACACTAGACACCGACTTAAACAACCGTATAGATGCCTTAGTAGACGCTGGTGTAACTAGAGCTGACGCAGTAGACCAAGCTTTATCAGATTTAGCTATTGCTAATAATACTACTGAAGCAAACATCCTTGCACAAATAGGCACGACTGAAACAGCGTTGAGAGCAGACATCACAGACGTTGGTACTAGTGTAGAAGCTCTTGCTGAAACTGTAGGTCAGGACACTCAGTATGACGACCAAGGAAACGTAGTAACCGAAGCTACGGGCATATTTGCTGAGTTTGACAACCTCATAGATCAAGGGGCTAATGAATACCAAGCTTTAACTACTGCAATTAGCAACGTATCTGATCAAGTAGGTACGACTGAAGAGACACTGTTTGGAGCAATCCAAGACAGCGAAAACAGACTATCGGACATCATAGGTAGTCCTTCCGTGTCCGATGATCCTAATACACCAGAAGATGAGACTATCCCGGCCACAGGTATTTATGCAGACATAGAACAAAGTACTTCTGATATCTCTTCGGCTGTAGGTTCTGCAATTGGCGGTATGGGAGGCTTTGAGAAATTTATGGGTGGTTTTGATTATAGTCCCGCACAGTTTGTTGCTGTTGAGTACCAACCACGTAAAGACTATATGGTAGAACTGGACCGCATGATTGACGAAGGTTTTAAAGACGTTTTTAACGATAGACAAAACAGTATGTTTGGAGACATGATCTAATGACTTATCTTAATTTAGTCAACAACGTACTCAGGAGGCTTCGTGAAAAAGAAGTCACTTCTGTGCAAACCACAGATTACAGTAAGCTCATTGGTGACATCGTAAATGATGCCAAAGATCTCGTGGAAAACTCATGGGACTGGTCTGCACTCAGGACTACGCTTACGATCACTACGACTGCTGACGTGTTTAACTACGCACTCACTGGTAGCCAGAACACTATCAAGGAGTTGAACGTCCTGAATGACACGTCTAATCTGATTATGCGATATCAGACAAACAACTGGTTTGACGAGGCGTACTTAATTTCTGAGCCACGCACAGGCGCACCTGAGTACTTCACGTACAACGGTGTTAACACAGACGGAGACACGCTGGTGGACTTGTATCCTAAGCCTGACGGTGTGTACTCACTGCGCTTCAACTGCGCCCTGCGTAACCCTGACTTGAGTGCTGATGATGACAAGCTAAAGATACCTGCGATGCCCGTAGTGCACTTGGCAGTGGCATTGGCAGCACGAGAGCGTGGTGAGACTGGTGGTACTTCGACTGCAGAGTACTTCCAGATGGCCAACAAGTACCTGTCCGACGCAATTGCACAGGACGCTGGTAGACACCCTGAAGAAACTATATTTTACACTCCGTAAGGCAGTAGTATGGCACAGGAACTCAAAAGCATAAATCTTGTCGCTCCGGGCTTCAAAGGTATCAATACCGAAGACGCACCGCTGGCACAAGATCCGTCCTTTGCAGAAGTAGCGGACAACGCTGTGATCGATAAGCGTGGACGTGTTGCTGCTCGAAAAGGGCTCAATGTTGTTACCACAACTAAAACAGAGTTAGGCTCTGCTAAAATACGTGCGATCAAGGAGTACAGAGACGACGCAGGTAACACTAAGATCTTCTCCACAGGTAACAACAAGATTCTCAGTGGTGAGACAACGCTTGCCAACGAAACTCCCGGCAGTTACACGATTAGTGCTGACGAGTGGAAGATGGTCAACTTCAATGACAACATCTACTTCTTCCAACGCGCACATGAGCCGCTTGTGTACAACAACACGAGTGGATCAGTAGTCAAGCTCAGCACAGTCACAGGCGCTGCTGGTGTAGCCTCTACGATGTATGGACACGAGGTGTTGTCAGCTTATGGCAGACTGTGGACAGCAGATTTTACTCAGGACAAGTCTACGGTGTACTGGTCTGACCTGTTGATTGGTCATGACTGGTCAGGAGGAACGTCTGGTTCCATCAATATCTCTAAAGTCTGGCCGGATGGTCATGATGAGATTGTAGCTCTGGCTGCACACAACAACCTTTTGATTATCTTTGGCAAGCGTAGCATAGTAGTCTATGGTGGTGCTGACGCACCCGCTACGATGGCTCTACAGGACACTGTGGCTGGCGTAGGCTGCGTAGGCAGGGACACTGTGCAGTACACAGGTACTGACGTTTTATTCCTGTCCCAGACTGGACTCAGGAGTTTTGGCAGGACGATACAAGAGAAGTCAATGCCCATCACCAGCTTGTCCTCTACGATTACTAAGGACATTATTCAGCTGATCAATGAAACTGGTGAACTCTACAAGTCAGTGTACTTCCCAGAGGAGAACTTTTACTTAATCACCTTTAGCAATCAGGACATGACGTACTGCTTCGACACAAAAGGTACACTAGAGAATGGAGCGTACAGAGTCACACGCTGGCCGGGAACTGGGTTTACTGCGTATGAACGTAAGGACAACGGAACGCTACTCATAGGTGGTGCACATGGCTTGGGCAATTACTCAGGCTATCAGGACAACGGTAGCTCGTATCCATTTAAGTACTTTAGTCCAGAGTTGTCTTTTGGTGACCCATCAAAGCTCAAGTTCCTCAAGAAGATCAGACCAACGATTGTAGGTGGTAGTGGTCTTGACATATTGTTCAAGTGGGACTATGACTTTGGTTCTGCTTACAACGCAGCATTTATTACACTCAGTAGCCAAGCCACAGCTGAGTTTGGTGTAGATGAGTTTAACATAGGTCAGTTTTCAAGTGGTATCCTCACGTCAAAGCAAGCAATCAATGCTAATGGCAGCGGAGGAACTCTGAGTATTGGCCTAGAAACAGCTATCAACGGTGGTGAACTATCTTTACAGGAAATCAATATACTTGCGCTAGTAGGTAAAACAATATGAGCAACTACACTAAACTTACAGATTTTGCTTCAAAGGACACTCTGTCTTCTGGAGACGCAAACAAAATCATCAAAGGAACTGAGTTTGAGACTGAGTTTGACAACATTGCAACAGCGATTGCAACTAAAGCAGATCTAGCAAGCCCAACATTTACTGGGACTGTGACGATACCTGCGTTGACTTTTAGCGGTACGTTGTCAACAGGAACGATAAGCGGAGGAACGTACTAATGGAAGATTGGTTAAAAGGTCTTTTAGGAGGTTTAGGTACGGCTGGTGGTTTAGGTCTTGCCAAAGAAGCTTACGATGAGCTTGGCCGAATCGGAGAAAAAGGCTACGCAGAAATGGCAGGTGAAGGTGGGCTTGCTGAGCAACTTTCTGGCATGCTTGAGTTTCAGCCTTACACTGTAACGTCAGCTACTGGTGGACAGTTTGGCATGCGTCGTGATCCAGCCACGGGTCAAATGCTGTATGAGCTGCAGACTTCTCCCGAAGAGCAAGCACTACAACAAGAACAAATGCAGCGAGCAGGGACGTTCTTTGAGCAAGCAGCAATGCCTACAACTGACCGTGAGCAGCAAGTGTATGAACGTATGCGAGCAGCCATGACTCCAGAAGAAGAGCGTCAGAGGCTGGCACTGGAGCAGCGTCTGGCTGCACAAGGGCGTTTAGGGACACGCACGAGTATGTTCGGTGGCACACCAGAGCAACTTGCGTTGGCACAGGCACAAGAAGAAGCTAAAAACAGGACAATCCTAAATGCAATGCAGTTTGCAGGGCAAGAGCAGCAACGCCTAGCTGGTTTAGGTTCAGGCATGTTGGCTGCTGGATACGTACCACAAGCTCAGCTGTTGGGCGCAGTGCAGCCCGGAATGACTGCTGCTGAACGACAACGACAAGCTATCTCTGAACAGGCAGGGACATACGGAGAAACTTACGCAAGTGGGTTAGAAGCTCTCTTGACAGCAGCACAGGCACAAGCTAATCTTGCTGGCGGCTTAGGAAGTAGTATTGCAAAGACTTCTTTAGGCGGCTTGTTCGGAATTTAAGGAGTACGTAATGGCTAAATTTTCACAAGGGTTTTTGTCCAGCTTAGGCAGACCTGCTTTTTCCCAGAGTCTATTTGACTTAGGTGCTGCCATTGGCGGTGTTCCGCAACAGATGAGGCAAAAAGAAAAGCAACAGCAGTTTAACCAGCTGATGCAACAAGGGCAGGCTGCTATGGCGGCTGGTGATGCTGCTAAGTTGGCTCAGATTGGACAACAGCTTGCTGCTGCTGGTTATCAGAAAGAGGCACAACAGTTTGCTACTGCTTCTCGTCAGGCTGCTACAAAGCAAAGACAAATGCAAGCTTTATCTGGAGTAGATCTCACAAGTCCTGCTGGATTAGCTTCTTTGTCTGAGTTCTACAAAACAGAAGGCGACATAGGACAGGCAGTTCAACTCGCTACAGCAGCTAGAGAAAGACAAACGGAAATTAACGAGGCAAACAGATTTACAGAGCGTAAAGTTAAGCTGGCTAATACAGCGCTTGGTTTAGGACTAAATGATTTAGCAGAACGGATACCGGGAATTACTGATCCTGAAGAGCTTAGAACCGTCGCTACTGAAATGAGACAAGCGGAAATAGCAAAGATGCCTACTCAAAGTCCACTGATACGCAAACAGATGGCAAAAGCAGCGGGAATACCGGATCGACTTTTTGGTCAGTTAGATCTAGCTAATGTTTCTGATGATGTTTTTTCTTCTTACCTTACAGGCCAAAAAGGAGATATGAAATTTTTCTTGAAAGGCGATAAGGTAGTGGACTACAGAGTAAACAAAGAGTCCGGCTTAGTGTGGGACAAAGACTCTGACCGTTGGACTGAGGCGTCCGCTTTAGGACTACAACCTGCTCCTCCACAGGTGCAGAGGGTGGAAAATGTTTCTTCAGGAATGGCAGACGAATTATCTAAAGTAGGGGCAGACAACTTTGTTGAAGCCTATGAAGGAGCAAAGAAATCAGCAGAGGCTTTAAGTTCTATTAATAGAAGTCTTCCTAAATTAGACCAGATGTTTACTGGGGCAGGAGCTGAAATTAAACTTAATTTATCAAGATATGCTAGAACTTTAGGAGTGGATTTAGCAGATCCTAATACAATTGCTAACACAGAAACGTATATTGCTGATGCTGGTAGGAGAGTTGCTGAATATATTACTAACCTAGGCGCAGGAACTGGTTTATCTGATGCTGACAGACAGTACGCTGAAAGAGTCGTTGGTGGTAGTATTGCTGTCGATGAGCTATCTCTCAAACGCCTGTTAGAAGATCTGCGTAAAGGCGCAAAAAACAAAATAGAGTCCTATCAAAAAATCAGAGCGCAAGTAAAAAAAGAACTAGGAGAAGGTGGAGAAGCGGCTCTATCGTTTTTCGCAGAAGACTTCTACATTGACGAAGGACCAGCTCCTGTCAGATCTCAAGCAGCACAAAGTTTTCTTGACGCAGCATCACAATAAAAGAGGTAGTCATGCAGTATACTCAAGAGCAGTATCGGACTGCTATACAACAAGCTCTAGTGGCAGGCAACCAACAAGCCGCAGAAGAGTTAGCCGAAGAAGCTGCAGTACTTTTTCCAAAGGGATATCAAGCGCCATCAGTTCCTTATACTGAGCAAGTAGCTCAAAGGGCAGAAGAGTTTTCACCTCTTGAAATACTTTCTAAGTATCCAGAAGAAGTGAGGAGGCGTTCTGAGCGAGCAGCCAGTGAATATGGACCTACTATACAGCAGGTGCTACCTATTGCTGCGTCTCAAGCTGTCAGGACTGGAGGAGAGCTTCTGGTCGGTGGAGTCAATATGCTGATTCCTGATGCTGTGCGTGAAGGTTTTGAAGAAGGCTGGAATGAGATCAAGGACGCTCCCGGTATCAAACAACTATCTGAAGCACTGGGCGCTGGGTTTGAAGTTTACTCTGAAGTAGCTAAAGAAAATCCGCGAGCGGCTGAAACCTTTGAGACTTACGTGGACATTGGTTTAGTACTGGCACCTAAGTCAGCAATTGACATCGCGCCTGTTGCCAGAAAACAAAACCTTTTGTACAACGTGTCTAATCGCATGGAGCGTCGTGCAGGTATCGATAAACTGATGGACCCTCATTTTGTAGGAGAGCAAGGTTTTTCTGAAAACGGCTTTAGATCTGTAGGAGGTCCGCTAGACAAAACAGTCTACGTCCCTACCAAACAAGAACAGATAATGAGGAGTACGTTAGAGACAGTAGAAAAACTCGACCCCAACAAAAGCTACGCCAACGCCCACACGGTAGTGGCTGACGAAATTGTAGCTGAAAGTAAAAAACTACAGGCACTGATAAAGCAACAAGGAAATCCTAAGTTTCAGCGTCAAGAGCTTGTGGACGACATGAGGGACGCCTTCGCTGGACTAAAGCAGCAGAGAGATTACATTGGTTTGTCTGCAGATGCACAGAAGAAAGCAAATGAGTATGCTTCAGTGGCTCTAGATTTAGTTGGTAAACAAAAACCCAACGCTTTGGGACTACTACAGGCTAGAAAAGACTTCGATGAGTTTGTAAACTTCGGTGGCAAAAAAGGCGCTTTAGAACCGTCAGTAGAAAACGCAAAGGGAGTTGCTGGAAGGTTTGTACGAAATATCCTCAATGATAAACTGAAAGAAATAACTGAAGGCGACATCGTACACAACTCACTAGATCGCTCGCACAACCTGTACAATGCTAAAGCGCACCTTGTTAAACGGAGAATGGGTGAGGCTGACAATAGAATATCAAGAGCATTGCAACGAGTATCGAAAGCAGCAAACCTCCCTTCGACGCCTCTAGCTCTGTACGCTACGCTTAAGACAGGCGCTGCTGCTGCCGCTGGTGCTACAGCTGGCGTTGGTTTAGGAGCAGGGGCTGTAATGGGTGCAGGCGCTGGTGTTAGCATCTATGCCCTACTAAAAACAGCTAACAAGCAGACTAGACTTAAGTACTACTCCAAACTTTTGTCCGGTATTGACAAAGGACTAAAAGCTTACCAGAGCGACAAAAACCTGCTTAGAGAGCTTAAAGCAGACAGGGCGTATATTGTTTATCTCATGAATGAGGCTAGACAAGAGGAAGAACAAAATGGCGAATGAGGGTTTTTTCGGTAGAATGGGTGCACTTCCCGGCAAACGCTATGACGACTTCATGGAACAAACCAGAAGATATCGAAAGGGTGAAATCGGTATCGGAGATCAGATGCTGCAGGGCGGTGCTAATGCGTTAGGCTTACTTACTGATATCCCACTTGCAGCTGCAGGAGAAGCTATTAGTTTTGTTACTCCAGACATCGTAAAGAAAGGTCTGGGTCAGCTTGTAGAAGGCATCAGTCAGACCGACGCTGCACAGGCTGCTATGGAGTACGTGGCAGAAAATCCGCAAATGATGAAGCGTCTGGGATACGCTGCTGACTTGTCTGTTATTCCCGCTACCAGAGTGGCTAAAAGAGGAATGTTACAAGACTTGTCAATGGAAGCTCCCAACAGACAACCCTCTTTCTATGGCTCAGGAAGAGCAGGACAAGTGGCGTCTATTGCTAGAACTGCTCCAACGGCTGTGGTTGATGCTTTTAGTCCAAAAGCCGCTGCTTCTCGTAGACAAGGACTTCCCATGTCTGTGCGTAGAGAAGCTGACAAGATAACCCCACAGCGAAGACAAAAAGCAGCAGAGATTAGAAACAAAAAACCAGCAGAAAGGACAGAAGAAGAAGGGCTCTTTTTACGCGACTTTAATAAAGATCTGTCGTTTTTGGAAGGACAGCTGGATCAGACACAATTACTAAGCGCTGGTCGAAATGTCCCTACTCAGGGTGTGGTTAGGTCTTTTGAAAAAGTTCAAGCAATGGGAAGAGGGCAGCTAAGTCCTGAAGTTGTCTCAAGAGCAGCTTCTATGTCAGAACCTTTAAGAAATAAAGGTATCAAACCCACACAAGAAAACATCGCTGTCATTGAAGAAAACATTAGAAAAGCTCAAGGTATAGGACCAACCGAAAACGTAGAAGTCGTTATTAGAAACCCCACTGCTTTTTCAGACATCGCCAAAGAGTCTCTAAAAGGGTCGAACAAAAAGGCGTCAAGAGTTTTTTACGCCAGAGACAGCTTAAGGAAACACTTCCCAGACAAAAGCGGGTTTACCGACCAAGAGTTAAAAGAGTTTGTTGCTCTCACAAGACTGCCTGATGATAAGCTGTACAACCTAGAGACAGGAAAAGAAGCTAGTCGTTTTGAAAAAGAGCTATACAAGATGACAGAATCTAAAAAGTTTGGAACTAAAGGCAGGTCCGACAAAGAAACTGTAGATATGTACTACAAGTACAAGAAAATGGAGCAGGAAGGGACTAAACTACGGAAACCACAGCAGGAAATATATGACGGAATGAAGGCTCGTATTGCAGCTGTGTCGGACACTTTAGATCTCAGAGGAGACACTGTTTACTTTCAGGGATCTCACAAGTCTTCTGCTAAAGGTTTAGGAGGCGTCAACGACCAATACATGGTGAACAAGAAGGGAGATTTTGTTCACTTCATAAACGACGAGAATGACCTATTTGGACAAACTGTTCCCGGCGACAAAAGAGTTTTGTCTATAGTAGCTCCGAATGGCTACAACGTATTTGCTCCTGCTGGTAGAGTCAAAGGACAAGCCTCTGGTGACAGTAAAGAAATGTTCCAAAGAGAGCTGCAACAGCTGGGTGCTGAACCTGTTAGTAAAAGACCGGAAGGGATGTTAGAGCAAGCAGCAGTAGGTATCCAGAGACAGGCCGCACCAAATGTACGTGCGTCTGACTACAGAAACCTAGCTGCTGCTGGTGCTTTAGGTACAGGAGCGTCCAGAGAACGCTAGACTTCACACACTCCGCTGACACACGCTAACTGCTGTGCACCTTCGGTCATGTCACTAGCTTCCACGATGTCCCACTCAATGTTGTCTGGGAACTCCTTTGCAAGCGTCTTGTAAGTCTCAAGATCCACAGGCTCATAAGGGGCTTGCTGGTACGTGTGTTCTGAGTAAGGCAAGAAACTGATGCCACTCACCTTGTCAAACTTGTTGTACAGCCACTGTCCCACCTCAAGGAACTCATCGTCCCTGTAGTAACACGTCATGGACGGCTTGTGTTCACACCAGTGGTCCTGATACATCTCCCATAGCTCAAGCTGCTCCATAGCACCCATGTCAGAAGCCACTACAGCGCCTTTGGGGGACTTTATGGGGAACGAGAATACCTTAGTACTGGGTGACATCACGTCGTCCTCTACAGGCACTCCTGAAGCCTCTAAGACAGAACACAGTGGATCTCGTGCGTCAGCCCTTACTCGTCGAATGTACTGATCTGAGTATCTAGGATGTATGCCCGATGCGCTATCAACCAGCTGAGACACAGTACCGGAAGGCTTAACAGCAGTAATGGCAGTGCTAATGTTAATGCCAAGCCGTTCAGCCCACTTACGGTTAGTCTTAATAGCTTCCTTTTTAAGCTCTTGTAGCCAGTACTTGAGTTCATCTTTACTCTTCCTCCCCGACATCACTGGGTGATCCATGATGCCAGTCAGGGACACGCCAAGTAATGCCTCTTCTTTTGTGTTGTCACTCCAGATCTTACGTAGGTATCTGAAGTCGGTTAGTGTTGCTTGCAGAGTGCCAAGGATAGTTGCACTTCGTACTTTCCGTCGGAGACTGTCGAGACTATCGGTTGCCCTGATGACAACTTCTGATAAGTTGCAGAACTGGTACGGTCTGAGGATGATCTCTGAGCATGGGTTAGTACCGAAGTCAAAGGTAGCGTCTCTACGTTCATTCTTTGCAGCCTGTCGTTGACTTGCGACACGGCTAAAGACACCTCGTTCACCTGATCTGGACTCATACAAGCTCTTCCATTCGTTCAGAAATGCTTCAAAATCTGGCTTCTCTGTGTAGCAAGCAGAGTTGTTAGCCAAGCCACGCTGTGGATTATCTACCCACCACTGCCCTGACTTAGCTCTTCTTATTCTATCGTCAGTGAGGTTACTGAGACTGATGAGAGCACTTCTGCGGACTCCTCCAACGACGACGATCTGTGCAATCTTACAGCAGATATCGTGACATTCGATGGAACTAAGCTTTCGTCCAGCAGCTTGGCGAAAGACATCGATTGTGAATTGAAACAGGTCAACAAGAGGTTCTGGACCACTTGCTCTACCTCCGAAGGTTTTAAGTGTTGCCCCTGCAGGTCTAACTCCAGATACGTCCCACTTTGGAACTTGGCCACTAAAGAGCATTGCGATAAGCTCGCGGTATGCTTTTGCCCACCCAATCTTGCTGTCAGCGACGTGTACAACGGTATCTGTATCATGAAACTCCTCTGCGACTTCGGGTAGCTTTGTGATGTACTGACGCTCCACACTGAAGCCGACACCAGTGCCACACATGAGTACGTACATCATCTCATCAAATGCTTTGGGGTGGTCAATAGGCAAGTAGGAGCAGTTGAAGCCAGCTACATTGTCCCTGTCCAGAGCCTCACCAGCTGTCATCAAGGCTCTCATGCTGGGCATTACGTCCAGCTTGTAGATGTCGTCATAGAGTCCTGTAGCTTCCTTGCGTGTGATCTTCTCTTTCTGCACCCAGAAGTCAAGGTAGCGGTTGACTGTCTCTAGCCATGTCTCCCTGCGCTGCTCCTCTGGTAAGTATCTGGCGTATCGGGACTTGTGTATGTACTGTTGATATGCGTCCATTAGATTTCGTAGTCTCCTCGTGTAATTAGCGATAGTTTAATTTGGTCCAGCAGGAAGTACAGCTGGTGTGTGTTGAGGTTTGTAGAGATGACAACGTAGTCGTCTGACTTAACTATACAGAAGGCGTCCTCATAGCTGTCTAGATCCTCCACTGAAGAAATAGCCCCAAATACCGTTGATACTGGTAGTTTCTCATCCTTGTCTCCGAAGTGTCCTTCAATTACTTTCATTAGATTAACTCCTGTATCAACCTGTCTATGTACCAGCGACACTTCCTGAGATCCTCTACGGGTTTGTTCTTGTAGGTGTAGCGCCAAAGATACTTCACTGCGTTCCCCTTAAGATACCCTTGGAACTCTGTGTCGGACATGGAGGCTTTGATACCATCGATGGCTTCGATACCACCCTTGTTGTAATGCTCTGGTTTAGACACTAAGTCCCACTCAACTACCTCAGCATTATCAATACTCATCTTCGTCCTCCTCTTCATCCACCAGTTCCTCTTCAAACCTGTCCAAACGATTAATCAGTTTGTCTTCAAAGCGATCCATGAGTTCTTCCGATGATATCTCCAGCGCCTCTAACAAGTCATCTGGGTCATAGACACGCAGTATTCTTTCCTTGATTTCATCCATTGTTAGAGACATCGCTGATTAACTCCTGAAGTGTATCTATAGTATACCATAAAATTTCTTCTTTGTCACACCATTGTGCCATCGTCATGGTAGCTCCTTTCCTAATCTTTTTGTTGGGGTGCATCAGGACGAACACTAGCCTCTGGTTCTCAGGTAAACTGTCCCTGACACTCTTGTACTTCTTAGTGTCTCCGTCCCTGAAGAATCCTTTGCACTCCACCAGCGTCCCTGTAGCTTCATGTACGAAGTCCGGTTTGTAGTTCCTATGGATTGTGTAGGGTACTGTAAACGGCTCATACAGGAAGCCATGGAGATGCTGTGACACATCCTTTTCAAACTTACTACGGAAGTTCAATTTCTGGAACCTTCGGCTCATTTACTACCTCTACTAAATAACGTGGACCTGATGAATATGCGAAGCCTCTTACTTGAGGCCAACACTGCTTTTTGTAGGCACAATATGAGCATCCGACGGCGAGTTTCTGGTTGCCACTCTTTCCATCTGCGATAGATTCGTAGCAGACTTCTGGCGGTGTCGGCTGCTCCACTAGCTTTTTTATGTGGTCAATCCTGTCCTCAATGCTATAGGAGATCAGGTCATACACAGGCGCTTGTGTGTCCTCTGAGTCATACATCAGGTAAGTCAAGTGGCCATTCTGCTTGTCCATAGCAAGCCAGCCAAACTTCGTTGCACCTTCTGCATGTGCGTACCCTTTGATCTGCGCTATGTACCCAAACGGATCGTCATAAGCCAATGACCCATCTTTGAACTTCCTAAAACCATACGTGGACACTGACTTGACATCGGTAACGATACCGTCAATCTTGCAGTCCATGTGTCCCTTGATCCCATTGACTTCACACACCTTCTGCTCGTCAGTCACCTCGTGTCCAGCTGCACGAGTAAGGAACAACAGCAACTCCTCAATCAGATGCCCATAGAGGAACTTCACGTAAGTGTGTGGTGGGATTACTTCACTGGGTTCCACTTCATTGAAGAGGTTCCACAGGTAGCGATCTTCGCGCCCAATGTTGGACATACGGAGTGTCCTGTTATCCCGCTTCTTCTGCTCACCGAACTCCTGACGCATCAGGTCCTTGACGTTCTCGCCAAACTGCTCTATTGCAGCGTCGATGTCTACTCCTTCTTCTACCTCTTTGGTTGACACTACTTTGTAGATATCGTCCACTAGGTTGTATATGTTTTTCATATTGTTTCCTTAGTGAGTCTCTGCCCACGTTGTGCCGACCTTGTACTCTCCGTCGAGTGGACATCTGAGGCCAAATTCCAAACCCGCCGCCTTGAGACACTCAACTGCGAGCCATCCATACTTCTCTGCTTGTTCTTCTGCAACCTCTGCCTGAACTTCGTCATGTATGTTCCCTATGAATTTGTAGTCGATGTTCCACTGCTTTGCGTAGTCATCAAGGATCACTAGTGCCTTCTTCATCACGATAGCACCAGCTGCTTGCAACAACGTGTTCAATGCAGCATGCTCGGATCTGACGTGAAGCTGCCTTCCGTCAAGTCCTTTAAGATAGCCTCTCCCAGCAGCTCTGATAACTCGTTCTCGTAGACTTTCAAGAGCAGGTGTATTTCGTAGAAATCTCTGCTTAAGCTTTGCGCCATCAGATGCGCTTCCTCCGACGATACTTCCAATTTTAGCTTCTCCTGCTCCGTAAAGGAAAGCATAGATGAAAGTTTTTGCTTGAGGTCTAGTTTCAAGTCCAGCAGCCATCTGGTTTCTTGTGTGTATGTCTTCAGTGAGGAGGACATTGGTAAACTCCTTGTCATTCATGTAGTGAGCCAGCATCCGCAACTCAAGTCCACTAGCGTCAAACCCCACCAGCTTCTTACCTTCTGGTACAGTCCAGCATGAGCGACACTCGTGTCCGTATGGACTGTGGCTTGCTGGGACTTGTGCCATGTTGGGTGACTGGTGTGTCATACGTCCAGTGACTGCACCGTTGCTGATGACGCGACCATGGACTCTACCGTCGTCCTGCTGTACGTGGTCTAGCCATGAGTGTACCTGTGCGTATCTCTTCTGTAGCATCAAGTACTCACTGACGACTCTAGCCTCTGGCAAGTCGATGGTGTCTAGGACAGCTTCGTCTACGATAGGATTGCCCTTCTCCGTAGTCTTCTCAAAGACCACACCAAGCCCAGATAGTCTCTTCGCAATCTGCTGCCTAGACCCGACATTAAAAACTTCAACCCTGTCCTTAAGGCGTTTGCCAGTCTTCTCAGACCACCTCTCATGGATAATCGGTGGAAATTTCTCCTGTAACTCCTCTTCGATTTCATTCATCCTCTCCTTGAATGTAGCACATAGCTCATGCGCTAGTTGTTGATCCAAAACCCACCCATTGCGTTCCTGCTGCTGCACAATGCACTGGACCTTGTGTTCCAGCTTGATGGACTCAGCGGAGAAGTCCTTCATCTGCTGCTTCAGTTTCTGATGGACTGCTGCTGTGACTTTCACGTCCTGTATGCAGTAGTCAATCATCTCCTGACTGAGCCGTGACCAGTCGTCATGATCACCTTTTGGGAAGCCCAACTCGTTACCCCAGTTCCTCAATGAGTGTCCACCTGACTTACTTGGGTCACATAAGCGTGACAAAACCAGTGTATCAATGATCCTCTCAGACGCCACTGAGACGCCCCAGAGACGTTCTAGGACAGGGATATCGTAGCCTATTAGGTTGTGCCCAACGACGCTCACAGAGCCTCTGAGAGCCTCTCGTAGCGTTTCTGGTGTCGTGTGTACCTCCACATGGTCATTTTCCATGGTAACTACGCACCAAATGGTGTCAGGAGTCAAACCGTTGGCTTCCAAGTCCAGATAGATCATGATAAGTCACCAAATAAGTCGTACTGTCTTACTTCTTCTGTCTTGTCTGCTGTGTTCACCTCCAGATAGTCCTTCTCATCTGTTGTTTTCTTTCGGTGGCAGTTAGCACAAAGAACTACGCAGTTTTCAAGCTCTTGTAGCAGGTTTGCCCAGCTGTAGTTATGAGCTTTTGACATCTTCATGCGCTTCAGTGACCTGTCCACATGGTCATAGTCCAGAGCTTCCGCAGTTTCGTTGTACCCACACTCGCTACAGCCCTTTGAAAGTTTGTAGTCCCGTAAGTACTTCTGCTTCTCTGCTTTGTCAGCCCTCATCAGAAGTCGTCCCCAATGTGTGGGTTAGGTACTTCAGCTAGGCGACCTGTTGTGCGATCATAATTAAGCCAACAAGCAGGGCCAGTTTCACCAGTGTAACGATTCTTGAGGACCCTGACCGTGGTTGTGTTCCTGATGTCTTCGTTTTCATGCTGCTGATCTCGCTCCATGCCTATTACTATGTCGGACAACTGTGCGATTGCTTGTGACCCACGTAACTCACCCAAGCTGATCTGAGCGCCATCTTCATGAGCTTTGCCCTGTGATCTGCGTAGGTGTGATACGAGGAACAAACATATCCCAGTCTCAGCCACGAGTGTCCTGAGCTTAGTCATGATCTCGTCAATCGCTTTGCGTTCGTCACCTGACTCCTGTGAGGACACAACGATGCTCAAGTGGTCCAAGATGACAAACTTGCAGTCCAGAGCTTTCGCCATGTACCGCACTCGTGCCAAGAGGTTGTCAGCCGAAGTTGACCCCCAATGGTCAAACAAGTAGTACCTGCCTGTGCCTAGCGTGTCCTCCCAGAACGGACGCAAGTGTTCAACCGGCGTGTCTTCCTCTAGGTGTAACGGACGGTTAGCTGATACTGACATGATGCCCAGCGTGGTACGAGACAAGTCCTCCTCAAGTGCCAATACGCCGATGTTGCCTCTGCAACGCTTGAGTAGGTCGTACTCTATCTCGCGTATGAACTGACTTTTACCCATACCACTACCACTGGTGATTGTCACTAGCTCATAAGGTCTGTGACCACGAGTCAGCTGGTTCAAGCCTTCCCATGGATATGGGGTGGACTTGACTTTGCGCTTCTCAACCAGTGCTTCCCATGTGTCCACGCCAGCTACAATACCGTCAGGTCTGTAGATCTTGGCATTCCACCATGCCTGAGTGAACTCCTTGACTTTGTTCGCCATGAGCATGTCACTGGCGTCCTTGAGTGGGAGCTTGACGATCTTCAGCTTGTTGGGGCTAAAGATGTCCTTCACCTGATCGACTGCTGCGTCACCAGCTTTGTCGTTATCGAAGCACAGAACTACCTGCTCATAACCTTCGATCCACTCCAGCTGCTCCTTGATCTCCTTGGCTGCGTTAGCTGCCCCTGCTCGTAGAGACACTACGTCCCACTTCCTGCCGGACATCTCATATACTGCAAGAGCGTCCAGTTCACCCTCTGTAATAGTTAAGTATCGGTTAGTTGTGCACTTGTTCTGACCAAAAAAGCCAACTCCAGTAACGTCACCAGTAGTGTGGAAGTTCTTGGTCTTCACTTCTCGTACTTTTGCAGATCCTACTTCGTTTGTGTCGATCTTGTAGTACGGGTAGTAATGCTTAATGATCTCACCCGTGGTTGAGTACTCCACAGTCACACCGAAGTGCTTACAAGTCTCCTGTGAAAGCCTACGTTGGGGTATTGCCGCTACTGTGCCTCCCATGTTAAGGCGACATGCTTTAACTGGTGCTGCTTCAGTTATTTGTGTTATCATGTTACCGCCATTGATATGGTAGTTGCACCCAGCGGCGAAGCAATGCGCTCCACCGTCTGAGTAGATTGCGAGAGCATCCGAAGAACCGCACTTCGGACACCCCACATGCTTGACAAAAGTGGACCTAGACACTAGAAGTCTCCAGAGTCACCTTCAGTCATCTCTGCTTCTTCCAACACCTTGACTGCTTCCAGATACGTAGCTACACCGTGTACAGGATGAGGCTGACCCAAGACGTACTTCAGGCGTACCTTTGAGTTGTATGGGACTTCACCATCGTACCTGTTGCCTTCTGCGTCAAACCGCTTGATTTCAAACTTGGACTTGAACTTACGCTGTTTAGCGCCTTGGTAGTCCTTGATTTTGACACCTTGTGCCGCCAATGCCGTAGCGTCATCTTCTGACAACGTAATGGTCATGGAGTACGCACCAGTGTCCTGTCCATTGAATACGTCATGCTGCGTTACGTTGCTGAAGTTTACTACGCCTTCGATTGTTGTTGCTTGTGCTGCCATATGGAATAATCTCCGTTTATCGTCTTCTGTTTTAACCTAGAACTCTCTCTAGATGTACTAATATTATACCACGGTTCTCCACCCGTGTCACGCCCAACGTGCACAAACTGGCTTGTACACTCGTTTTCTTGTGCAGATCACGGACCATGGGTTAGCGTAGGTGCAGTTGAACTCCTGAGTAGGAACTACACGCATGTCGGTGCAGTACTCTGCATCACTGGACCTACTAACGCAGCCTGTGGCCATAAACATAAGTAATACTAAAGTAGACTTCTGTAGTAACTTCTTTAGTCTACTACTACTGTTAACTTCTTTAGTTTTATACTTAAGTAGTGACATAGGTACTACTTTAGTAGAGGGTATCATAGTTGTTCTCCATTGTCAAGTGTTTTCTAGTGAAGTCATCAAAAAAACTATCGTCTTCCCATTCGCAGGCTTGTGAGCTGTTGAAGCAGATACTACACAGGTCATAAAACTCACCATTTGGGTCCTTACGTGTTAACTCTGCGTCCTCTAGGATCGTGTTGCATGCCTTACATCTCATCTTTAACTTCCTCCGAATAGCTATAGTAAAATCTGTCTCTGTGTAACCTAAATAAGTCTGTAGGTATCATGGTTCTGTATTTCTCCCGAAGGAGTCTCTTCAGTACAAACTGTAGGTCACCGAAGTTGAGATTGTGCATCTCATCGATGGCTAAGTCGTCAGCCATTCGTTCTACATCAGTCTCAGTTACGTAGTGATCTAGGATCTCTTCATTCATCATCGTACTCCTTGTGTACTTTGTTTACGTCTACAATCAACACATAGAACATCATAAAAAGGACCACTGGAAGCCACGCAGGTGCTGTCACCAGCATCATCAGTGCTTTCTTAAGTCTCTTCACCGTGGTTCTCCTTTAGTGCGTCCCAACTGGACATCAATGGTATCATACTACTCACCTTCTCGTCAATCAAATTAGCCACTAGTCGGCACTCCAGCTGTGCATCCGGTGCTGACCGTAGATTAACCACTCGTGCAAAGGCTGCTAGTGATCCAGTCCAGTACCACTCCGTCATCATGGACTGAGGTAGTACCATACGAGCCTGCTCTGGTGCTATCTTCTTGTCTTCCACCATGTGGTGATACAGCTTCTCAGCTTTAGTCATTAGGTCCCAGTACTCCATGAAGACCAGAGAGTCCCGCTCTAGGACTTCATCAGATGACCCCTGCTTCTTATCGTCCGCTCTGATCCTCCACAGTTCAGGATTGTAGAACTCTGGTGCATCGTCTACGTACCTACGGCTGACTTCATTCCACACTAGCCCCACCTGATGCTTCACTAGCTGCCTAGCGATGAACACTGGTGCTTTGACCCTAAATTGAAGCTGTACGTGGCCGAATGGGGTCCAGTGTTTATGCTTGGCTAGGTACTTAATTAGCTTCACATCGCCCTCTGTGAGCGTCTTGTGGTGCTTCTGGAATGACACACGGGCTGCATTAGCTACAGTCAAGTCATTCCCCATGCTGTTCAATAGTTCAACTTCTACACTGCTCATAGTGCTCTGTCTCCTGCTACACCTATGAAGTACATCACTAGAATGGCCATAGATGCGACCATGAAGCCTATGACCACGATGTCAAGCAGGTCTTCATCAGTCTTCACGTAGCCGTCTCTGAAGTCTTCATAAATCATCTGTATCTCTGATGCTGCCCAATTGTATAGCCTTTTGAATATGTTCATACGTTCACCCATTCGTCTTTAATCACTAGTTTCACTGTAACCTCACCGTCGGGATAACTCTCATAAGCTTCCTTGATTTTATTTCTCAAGTCTAGCCATGTCTGCAGCTGGTCTTCTTCGCCTAAATCATAGTCCCTATAGCCAGCAACATAGGCCAAACGTGTAACGCCTATCTGCTCTACGGTTTTGTCTTCGTTTACTTTGTAGTCCTTTGTAAAAGCTTCTACGTAGTAATCTGCGTTGTCTTCGCTTATGTGTACTTCTACAGCCATTGTGGTTTCTCCCGTTTAGTCCATCTCATGTCAATTTCATTCTCACGCACTCTATAGTAGTCCCGATAGGCTGCTATCGTGTCTAAGCCTCTGCACTCGTCATACATACACTGCGGTGGTTCTACAAATGGCAGATCCGGCAGCGCATCGGGTACTTGTGACAGGTGAGGCAATAGGCGCTCTGTGGCATGATGTTTGCCGTAGCGGTGCGTATATTCAGCAAATAGTGCACGTAGATGCTGTAACCCGTGTTTGTACGCAATCTGAGACGATCTGAGCCACTTTGTGCTGGGGTGGTTAGCATGGGTAGGCTTATACACAAAGTCCGCTTGTGGGGACTCTGTGAGCCTGTGAGCCGTACTCAGCATCTGAGCAGTCTCTAGGATCATCTTGACTACGTGCTTATCACATAGCGCCCTAGCTGCCTGCGTAGGGCACTCTTCCACATAAAAGTAATTCATGCCGTATCCCTTATGAAGTTTTCGTAATCGTTTAGCGCCATCTTAATTGCTGTTTCTCTTTTACAATCTTTTGGAAAGTACCACCCTTGCGGCTCGCGTGGAAACTTCCAGCGACTAACCCTGACAGTATACCCAATCGGTTTGCCGTTGTGCTTCGCCACTTGTTTAATTTTGATTCGCATATCGTCTCCTTGGTGTATCTTCGTCCACCCACAACCACTTGTGATCATCTAAGCACTGGAGCATGTCCAAGTACTCACGGTTGGTCACGTCTTCGTTATGCTTCGGGACACCGTTGATTAGCAGTTGTTCAAACACGTAGTCATCGCCATCGTGATTCAGATGAAAGCTGTATTCATCGCCAGTGTAGCCACTATAAAACTCATGGTCATATCCGATCATTGTTCAATCTCCTATTCTGTTCGGTGTCTAAGATTCGCATGGCTTGCTGTAGCTTGTCAACGTCATCGTGAGTGCGTCTACCGTCATGCTGTAGTTTGTACATCACTTCCCATGCTTTGAGAATGTCTTCTCGCTTTGGTTCAATCATTTTCATCTTACTTCCTCCTATGCTGCTTTCGCAATTAGTCCTAACATCTTTTTACCGTGTGCTGGATATGCTATCACAGCTACCGACTTATTCCAACACGCTCGACAGGACGCACATTTGCCTTGTCTGGTGTACGCTTCACACACTGTCATACCGTCGGCAGCATCGTCTGCAAATGGCACAATGGTGCTCGTTGTCGCACCGTCGATAGTCTCGCCAGTGATGCTATCAGATGACAGACGGACTACCACGTTGGGCAATGCTTCCATCCCAGCGATCACATCGGCAAACTTCGCAAACTTGTGCATGCGAGTAGGTAGCCAGTGATTGACCCATGGTGTGCGCTTCATCACTTCCAGCATCTTTTGAGCCAGCTTGATTGAGTACATATCGCCAGAGTCAAACCAGCGGAAATAGCGGTCATTGTCTAACTCTGCCACCATATCATCTACCCATGAATCACGCTTCCAATCCTCACGATTGTGCTCGCGTGGTGCTTTGACATTCGGAAATCGATAATTGCCCGTTGTGGCATAGCATCCAGCGCATGCTGGTACTAGTTTACCGTCGTCGCCTACGCTCCCGGCGCATGTCTTGAGCGCTTCTAGTGACCACGACCGGCATGGCATCTTGCCAGCTTTTGATAGTTTGATTGTCATGTGTTTTTTCCTCATATGTATATGGTGCCCATTGTACTCTCATGGATGACCATTGCAACACCATAGAATACGATCCATGATATCTCCAGAATCTTGAGGTTTCTGCAGATTGTCTATTGTTGGCATGGTGTGTGCTTATGGCTCCACAGGTCCTACACTGGCTCACACACTTTGTCAACACTTGACATCTCGTGTCGTCTGTGGTTGCGCCTCGTGTCGCTACATTAGTCCGGCCCTCGTGTCAACGCTTGACATCTTGTGCGGACTATGGTTGGCCCAACATTGGCACACTTCTTGCAGCACAGGGCCAATTGTCTGACAAATGTTGACACGGGGGAGGGTGTTGACTTGTGTTAACAATTGTAGTAGCCACTCACGCACAAAATAGGTGAAAATTAGGAATATTACCTCGTGTTTTAACGACTGTAAGTCATTGATTAGCCTTGCGGTTGTGACTTGTGGCGCAACAATGGAAAAATAACTTGACTTTTGTGTAGACTTGTGTTATACTATAGTTGTAATTTGGGACAATTTGTGTTATGACCGCTTCGACGCAGGCTAAGCCTACAGAAATAAAAAAGCGTGGTCGTGGCAGACCCCGGAAGTCAGAGATAGCCGCTGTAAAACCCGGAAACAAAGGGCAAGTGGGTAGACCAAAGGGTGACGCTGCTATCATCAACGAGTACAAAGCTCGTATGCTGGCTTCACCGAAGTCAAAAAAAGTCCTAGAGACGATATTTGATGCTGCTTTGGACAATGAACACAAGAATCAAGCGGCAGCATGGAAGCTAATCATGGACCGTATGCTACCAGTAGGTGCATTTGAGAAGGACGTGGTTAAGGACGCAGGTAGAAACGCTATTCAAATCAATATTACTGGTGTTGGCACTGTTGACGTGGGCGACAACGAGGTCATCGAAGGGGAAATCGTAGATGAAGCTTAAGTACTTTACTCTAGATGAGTTCAATTGTCAAGTCACGGGTGACAACCGTATGGAACAGGACTTCCTAGAGAAGTTAGACCGTTTGCGTGGGGGCTGTGGTTTTCCTTTTGTGATCACGAGTGGCTTCCGTCATCCTACAGAACATCCTATTGAAGCTGCCAAGGAAGTTCCCGGCACCCACGCCCAAGGTATCGCTGCTGACATCAGAGTCACCAGTGCAGCCGAAAGACACCGCATAGTCAACGTAGCTAACCACATCGGCTTCAACGGCATCGGTATAGCTAAAGACTTCGTACACGTCGACACTCGTGGCACTACACCCGTTATGTGGCTCTACTAATGCTGACCACAGTACATACTACAGTTTCTTCCACAGCGGAGACAACGCTTTTTACTGTCCCTGATGGTTACGTAGCGAACATCTACTACATCTTCATAGCTAATCACGGGGGTAGTACAAATAGTGTTACACTCAAGTGGGAAAATAGCGGTGGTGTAGACCAGTTGTACTTTTTTGATGCTGACAACGTGTCTGGAGGAGGTAAAGAGACTCTGGGTGGGCAAGCGTCACTACCTCTGTTTGTAATACAGGCAGGAGAAGTAGTCAAGTGTCAGACAGGATCTGCTGGAGACGTGGAGTTTGCAGTGACTATAGACTTAACACCAAGAGCTGCTGGGTTTAACAACTTTGACGGATCTTAACATTGAGCTACTGCCTTGGCAGCAAGAAGTCTGGACGGACGACACTAGATTTAAGATAGTAGCTGCAGGTAGACGTACAGGTAAGTCTAGGCTTGCTGCATGGATGCTGATTGTAAACGCTCTGCAAGCCGATAGGGGTCATGTGTTTTACGTAGCCCCTACACAGGGTCAGGCTCGTGACATCATGTGGCAGACGTTGTTGGAACTGGGGCATCCAGTGATTGCTGGAAGTCACATCAACAACCTGCAACTAAAGCTGGTCAATGGTGCAACTATCAGCCTCAAAGGTGCTGACAGACCAGAGACAATGCGTGGTGTGTCGCTAAAGTTCCTCGTGTTGGACGAGTACGCAGACATGAAGCCTGACGTATTTGAGCAGATCCTTCGACCAGCCTTGGCTGACCAAAAGGGCTGTGCAATGTTCATAGGTACGCCTATGGGCAGAAACCATTTCTACGAGTTGTACAAGTATGCTGAACTGGGTGACGACGAGACTTACAAAGCTTGGCACTTTACTTCCTATGACAACCCTTTGCTTGACCCTAGTGAGATCGACATTGCTAAGAAGTCTATGTCAAGCTATGCGTTTCGTCAAGAGTTTATGGCGTCGTTTGAAGCTCGTGGGTCAGAGATGTTTAAAGAGGACTGGGTTAAGTTTTCAGAAGATGAACCAGACGTAGGAGACTATTACATTGCAGTTGACTTGGCAGGGTTTGAAGAAGTCAACAAGAAGCGTACTAAGAATACAAAGCTTGACGACACCGCAATTGCTGTGGTCAAGGTCAGTCCTAATGGTTGGTACGTTGACAATATTATTTACGGGCGATGGAGCCTTGACGAGACAGCAGCCAAAATTTTTCAGGCAGTACGAGATTACGAACCAGTCAGTGTGGGTATCGAAAGAGGTATTGCTAAGCAAGCTGTAATGTCGCCTCTGTCGGACCTACAGAAACGCTACGGGACATTCTTTAGAGTCGAGGAGCTAACTCACGGTAACAAAAAGAAGACTGACAGGGTTATGTGGGCACTTCAGGGGCGGTTTGAGAATGGCTACATAACGCTGAACAAAGGTGAGTGGAACAGTCGGTTCTTGGACCAGTTGTTCCAGTTTCCGGACCCACTAACGCACGACGACTTGGTGGACGCTTTGGCTTACGTCGATCAGCTTGCAAACGTAGCGTATGACTATGAATACGAAATTGACGACCATAAAATCTTAGACGTGGTAGCAGGATACTAATATGAGCGAAATATATGAGCAGGACCCTTTGATGGTCGAAGAGACTATTGAAGACTGGGTGATGACCAAGTGTGAAGACTGGCGTGACTACTACGAAAGCAACTACGAGTACAGATTTGAAGAATACTACAGACTCTGGCGGGGACAATGGGACCCAGCAGACAGCGAACGTAAGTCAGAACGTAGTCGCATCATCTCACCTGCTCTACAGCAAGCCGTTGAGTCCAACGTAGCTGAGCTAGAAGAAGCCACCTTCGGGCGTGGCAAGTGGTTTGACGTAAGTGACAACATGGGCGACACAGAGCGCCAAGACGTGTTGTTCCTGCGTAACAAACTCACGGAGGACTTTGAGGACTGTAAAGTTCGTAAGTCAGTCGCAGAGTGCCTCATCAATGCAGCTGTGTTTGGCACAGGTGTCGGTGAGATAGTCATTGAAGAAATGAAAGAGATGGCTCCAGCAACTCAACCCATCATGGGTGGAGACTTGCAGGCTGTTGGAGTCAACATCATGGAGCGTGTCAAAGTTAAGCTGAAGCCTGTGTTGCCACAGAACTTCCTCATTGACCCTGTAGCTACGTCCGTTGAGGACGCTATGGGCGTTGCTGTGGACGAGTTCGTAAGCAGACATCAGGTAGAGCTTCTGCAGGAACAAGGCGTCTATAAGGACGTGTACGTAGGTACGGCAGCGCCGGACACAGACCTTGAGCCTGACCAAGACATTACTATCTACAACGACGACAAGGTGCGTCTAACGAAGTACTACGGCTTAGTCCCACGAGATCTGCTTGAAAAAGCTATGCAGGACGAGGACGAAGAAGTAGTAGAACTGGACGAGAAGCCTAAGTCAAAGTACGTAGAGGCGGTAGTTGTTATTGCTAATGGTGGACTTCTACTTAAAGCTGAAGCTAACCCATACATGATGCAGGACAGGCCAATAGTAGCTTTCCCATGGGACGTAGTACCCGGAAGATTCTGGGGACGTGGCGTGTGTGAAAAAGGCTACAACAGCCAAAAAGCACTGGACACAGAGTTGCGAGCTAGGATCGACGCTCTGAGTCTTACGATACACCCAATGCTTGCCATTGACGCTACTCGTTTACCTCGTGGTGCAAAACCAGAAGTACGTCCGGGTAAGATGATATTAACTAGTGGAGACCCGCGTGAAGTTTTACAACCGTTCAATTTCGGACAGGTTAATCAAATTACGTTTGCTCAAGCAGGAGCTTTGCAGCAAATGGTACAACAAGCTACAGGAGCTGTCGATTCAGCTGGAATCGCAGGTCAGGTCAATGGAGAGGCAACAGCTGCTGGAATCAGCATGTCTCTTGGGGCTATTATTAAGCGTCACAAGCGTACTCTCATCAACTTTCAGCAGTCTTTCCTGATTCCATTTGTCAAGAAAGCTGCCTATCGGTACATGCAGTTTGACCCTGAGAATTATCCCGTAGCTGACTACAAGTTCAACGCGAGCAGCACACTGGGCATTATCGCTAGGGAATACGAGGTGACACAGCTGGTACAGCTACTACAGACCATGCAGAAAGACTCACCGCTGTACAATACTCTGATCCAGTCAATCATTGACAACATGAATCTATCTAACCGTGAGGAACTTCTGGCGGCTATGGCACAAGCTATGCAGCCTAACCCAGAAGCTCAGCAGATGGCACAAGCAGCACAGCAGGCCCAGCTTGAGTTCCAGCAGTCCCAGACACAAGCTCTGGCTGCTCAGGCTCAGGAGTCAGCAGCTAGGGCAGGCAAACTTGTTGCAGAAGCCAACGCTGTACCTCAAGAGTTGGAGATAGACCGCATCAATGCCATCACTAGGAATCTACGTGAAGGCGATGCAGAAGACAAAGAGTTTGAAAGACGTATGCGCGTTGCTGAAACTCTCCTTAAAGAACGTCAGATTAAAGGTAATCAAAATGCTAACAGACCAAGAACTGAAGAGCCTATTGCGGCAGGTGGACAGCTACCTAGAACCGCGATGGCAACTCCTCAAAGACTTAGACCGCAAGGTGGAGGAAATAACTAATGCCCAGAAGCAAGGACCCAAAGCTGGCACGGGCGGGAGTAAGCGCGTACAACAAGCCAAAGAGAACGCCTAATCACCCTACGAAGAAGTTTGTAGTTGTTGCCAAAGAGGGTGACAAGACAAAGACTATTCGCTTCGGTGACGCAAAGATGAAAATCAAAAAAGACCAGCCAGCCAGACGTAAGTCATTTAGGGCCAGACATCGGTGTGATACCAGTCCACCCAGTAAGCTTACGGCTCGCTATTGGTCCTGTAAAAAGTGGTGATGTAATGGCAAAAGGCGTAAAACATTTTAAGAAAGACGGGACTCTCCATACCGGAGGAACCCACAAGATGCCGAATGGTGAACTCCACTCAGGAAAAACCCACGGCAAAACATCAGTAAAGTTGTACCATTTTGACGAACTATCAGCTAAAGCTAAGGAGAAAGCAATGCCGTATCACAAGTCAAGCAAGCCAAAAGCTAAATCTAAGCCTAAGCCCAAGAAAAAACCAATGAAGCGAGGCTACTAATGCCATACAAAAAATATAGCCCTAAGCAGAAGAAGTTAGCTGCTGTAGCGCCACCACGTAAGAAGATTACTGGTGCAGACTTGAAAAAGGTGAGACAACGTGGCAAGAGCAAAAGGTAAACCCAAGAAAAAGACTTCTGGTCCAACGCCTAAGAATAAAGCTCTGTATTCTCGTGTAAAGGCAGAGGCTAAGCGTAAGTTCGACGTTTGGCCCTCTGCTTACGCCTCAGCTTGGCTTACAAGAGAGTACAAGAAGCGTGGAGGTACATATGGCTAAAGGTGGACTTAAGAAATGGTTTGCAGAAGAGTGGGTAGACGTTAAGACTGGGAAGAAATGTGGACGCTCCGGTAAGGAGAAGAAGAAACGTCCATATCCCTCATGTCGCCCCAAAGCTGTAGCAGCCAAGATGACAAAGGCTGAAAAGGCATCTTCAGCACGTCGAAAGACTGGTCCGGGCAAAATTAAGCATGCTGTGACAGCTTCTGGGAGGCGTAGAAAAACCACAAGAAAAGCTTGACTTTACTACAAAAGTATGCTATACTATAACTGTAGTAATACATAAAGGAAACTAATGAACACCGAGCTTGAAACTTATTTCAACAACTACAATGAACTCTTCAACTCCGAAGGTTTCAAACAACTCGTGCAAGAGCTTTCTGATAATGCACTACGACTAGCTGACATTCAGTCAGTCAAAGATGCAGAGGATCTACACTTTCGTAAAGGCCAAGTTGCCGCTTTAGCTTCTGTAATTAACCTACCTAGCACTATTGAAGCTGCTAGAGAGCAAGCAGAAGTTGAAGACGAAGAAGTAGAAGATGTATAAATTTTACGACTTTAAGTGCCCTAATGGGCACGTAGTAGAAAAGTTTGTCCCTAGCGGCACTAGAATCAGTAGGTGCGATTGTGGTGCTGACGGGACACGTATGGTATCTGCTCCGGCTTTTATCCTAGATGGGTCTAGTGGGGACTTTCCCGGTAGACACATGAAGTGGGTCAAAGAACACGAAAAGGCAGGCCGCAACAACAACCTCCATAATGACTAAGATCACGGAGTTTAATCATGTCAAGAGCAACAATGGTTGACTTGCCTCCTGAAGAGGAACAAGCAGACAACATTGAACCAAACGAAGTAGAAGAGATTCAGCAAGAAGTAGCTGAGCAACCTCAACAAGAAGAATCTACCGTACCAGAGAAGTACCAAGGCAAATCATTAGAAGAAGTGGTACAGATGCACCAAGAGGCTGAGAAGCTACTTGGGCGTCAATCATCTGAGGTAGGCGAACTTCGTAAAGTTGTGGACGACTTTATTACAAGTCAGTCACAGCAACCAGCACCTCAACAATACGTTGAGCCTGAAGACGATATTGACTATTTTACGGACCCTCAAGCAGCAGTTAATCGTGCTATTGAGAATCATCCGAAGATCAAAGAAGCTCAAGAGTACACTGCTCAATACAAGAAGCAGACATCTCTTGCGATGCTAAACAGCAAACACCCGGACATGCAGGACATCCTAAAAGATCCTAAGTTTGCTGACTGGATCAAAGATTCTAAGATCAGGACTCAGTTGTTTGTAGAAGCTGACCAGCAGTACAATGCTGAAGCTGCTGACGAACTCTTTACTCTCTGGAAGGAGCGTAAAAACATCGCACAGCAGACCGCTGCGGTTGAAAAACAGTCGCGGAAGCAACAACTTAAGGCAGCTAACACAGGCAATGCACGAGGCAGTGCTGAAGGTAGTCGTAAGAAAGTTTATCGCAGGGCCGACATTATTAAACTTATGAGAACAGACCCTGAGCGTTACCAAGCTTTATCAGAAGAAATCTTGAAAGCATACGCAGAGGGTCGAGTCAAATAATCTAAAGGAGATTGTGACTAATGGCTACTGCTACATATCCCGGTGCAGCGGGTAATACTGCTAAAACAGAAGCAGCAACTTTTATTCCAGAAATCTGGAGTGACGAGATTATTGCTTCTTACCAGAAAAACCTTAAGATGGCTCCACTTGTCAAGAAGCTTGCTATGTCAGGCAAGAAGGGCGACAAGATCCATATCCCTAAGCCGACTCGTGGCGATGCAAATGCGAAAGCTGCTGACACTGCAGTAACGATCATTGCGAACACTGAGTCAGAACTGACTATCGACATCGATCGTCATTTTGAGTATTCACGACTCATCGAGGACATCGTTGAAGTACAGGCTCTCAACAGCCTCCGTCAGTTCTACACTGAAGACGCTGGATACGCTCTGGCTGTCAAAGTCGATACTGACCTCCACTCTGCTGGTACTGGTTTCGGCAACGGCGGTTCAATTGTGTTCTCTGGTTCAGTAGCTCCTACTGACTACCAGCACACTGGCTGCTTCTTCAATGACAACGGCACTACGACTCAGTACACCGACGACACGATTGTCGCTGCTGACGTATTTACCGATGCGTTCTTCCGTGACATGATCCAGAAGTTGGATGACAACAACGTACCGATGGAAGATCGCGTACTTGTAATTCCTCCTTCTGTCCGTAACACGATTATGGGAATTGACCGTTATGTATCTTCTGACTTCGTAAGTGGTCAGGCTGTACAGTCAGGTCTTATCGGTAACTTGTACGGTGTAGACATCTATGTGTCTGCTAACTGTGCAACGATTGAAGCTGCTGCTGACAACACAGCATCTTCAGTTGACACTCGTGCTGCTATGCTCTTCCACAGAGACGCTATTGTCCTCGCTGAGCAGTTATCAGTACGTTCACAAACCCAGTACAAGCAGGAATACTTGTCAACGCTGTACACGGCTGACTGCCTCTACGGTGTTCAGGTATATCGTCCTGAAGCTGGTTTCGTACTCGCTATTGCTGAAGCGTAACGAACACGGGGGTCTTAATCGGCCCCCACCTTTATTCCTAGCTGGAGCAACGTATGGGTATCTTTAGAGGTACAGGAGGTACTGGTGACGCTACTACAGACGCAGTAGCTTCACAGGTTGGTACAGATGCCGCCACTGCTTCAGCTAAAGCTAATGCTGCAGCCAGTTCAGCTACAGATGCAGCTAACTCGGCTACAGCAGCAGCTACAAGTGAAACTAATGCTGCAACGTCAGCAACTAACGCATCGACTTCGGCCACTAATGCTTCTACGAGTGCAACCAATGCATCAACCAGTGCGACCAACGCAGCCACTAGTGCCACCAGTGCATCCGGTAGTGCGACTACGGCTACAACAAAAGCAACCGAAGCGGCGACTTCCGCGACCAATGCAGCAACCAGTGCAACCACCGCAACAACCAAAGCCTCCGAAGCAGCCACTAGCGCAACTAGTGCTGCAACTTCTGCGACCAGTTCTTCAACGTCTGCAACAAATGCTGCAACGTCAGCTACCAACGCTTCAACCTCCGCAACCAATGCATCTAACAGTGCAACAGCGGCAGCAACTAGCGCAACAGCGGCTGAAGCAGCAAAGGACGCAATCGACGGACTCTACTTAGGCGCACAGTCGTCCAACCCAACGGTAGACGGTAATGGCGCTGCGTTGACTGTAGGTGACTGGTACTTTAACACTTCTGACAATACCACTCGTATCTATGACGGTTCTTCATGGAATACGATTAACCCTGACCTTGTGGGTGACTCATCGCCACAATTGGGTGGTAACTTAGACCTGAACAGTAGGAACATTACTGGCACAGGTAATCTAAACATCACTGGTAACATTGTTCTGTCCGGTACTGTGGATGGACGTGACGTTGCTGCTGATGGGACTAAGTTAGACGGTATAGAAGCATCTGCTACGGCAGACCAAACAGCAGCAGAGATCAGAACACTTGTGGACTCTGCTTCTGACTCTAATGTGTTTACTGATGCTGACCACACTAAGTTAGACGGAATAGAAGCAGCAGCAGACGTAACGGACACAGCTAACGTAACTGCAGCTGGCGCTCTGATGGACTCAGAGGTCACTAACTTAGCACAGGTCAAAGCATTTAGCTCCAGTGACTACGCTACTGCTGCACAGGGCGCACTAGCAGACTCAGCATTACAATCAAACTCAACACTTAACGCAAGTAACATGACAACAGGTACGCTCTCAGGCGGCACATACTAAAGGGATAAACAATGGCTACAACTATCATAACCAAGTTCGGTTCAGGCGCTCCTGCTGCCTCTGATGTAGTTCGGGGAGAGCTTGCCGTTGATACAGAAAACAAAAGACTTTACACTGAAAACTCTGTTGGGTCAGTAGTAGAACTGGGGACTAACCCAGCAGCTAATATTACATTCGGTGACAATATAAAGGCCATCTTCGGCGCTGGCTCTGACCTACAGATTTATCATGATGGGTCTAATAGCTATGTGGATGACACTGGAACAGGCAACTTAATTATAAGAGCTTCTGCCGCAGCTTATATTAATGCTGCTGGTACAAATGCGACTATGGGTGCTTTTGTAAAAGGAGGCGGTGCCTTTCTTTATCATAACGGTAATCAGAAATTTACCACCACGTCCACGGGCATCGACGTAACCGGGACGGTGACTGCTGATGGTTTGACTGTGGATGGGGATGTCACAATCAACAGCACAACTCTAAAGTTGTCTGGAGATTTCCCAAAAATCCTTTTGGAAGACACGGCGGGTTCAGACCAAGACTCATATATTGTTAACAATGCTAACGGCTTATTCTTTGGAAAAACCAACACTCCAAGTGCCTCAAACGACATCATTAAACTAGACCTATCTGGTGGCGATATCAGCTTTTTCGACACCTCTGGAAATGCGGCGGTATTTTTTGATGCCTCTGCTGCGTCGCTAGGCATCGGCACGACGAGTCCTTCGTTTGGATTGTCAGTAGAGTCTGATAATGGTTCAGGTTATGCGGCGTTATTTAGAAAATCTAGCTCTGACCCCGCTTTAACAATTCAGACCACCAGCAGTATTACGCAGATACAGGGACTTAATAGCGCCTTGAATGCAACCAATAATATTGCCATGCAACTTTCAGGCGGCAACGTCGGGATCGGCACGTCGAATCCTTCTGCAACATTAGCCTTAGATAAAAACACTGGCTCACAACATAGAGCATTAGATCTAGAAAACAACAGCATTACTTATTCAATGTATGTTGACCAAGATAACTCCATCACTAATTCTTGGTCGCTTTTTGATACTACAAACTCTCAAACAGCATTGCGTTATTTGCCTTCTAGTTCAGGCTACTGGCAGTTTTACACCAACGATAGTGAACGCATGCGTATCGGATCGGATGGCTCAATTTTAAAAGTCTCTGGCAGCAACGCAACCTTACCTGCAATATCAACCTCACTAATCGAAGGTGAAGTTAGAGGATCAGAAAACGCTGTTACAGCACAGGACAGCGGGATTCTAAGGCTATCAGCAGGCGGTGGTACAACAATCGGAGTCAAGGCCGGTATCGACATCTTCCGTGGCGCTACGGACGGCTCGTTGATACGTATGTTTACTAGTGGCCAGGAGCGCATCAGGCTGGATCAAAACGGCAACTTGCTGGTGGGG